TTACACCAATGGTTCAAAATGTTACTGTTCCTGGAACAACTTTGACCGGCATGATTAGAACAGTGAGTGGAAAGAGTATTAGTGGAAATGAAATTCCTTTCGTTGATAAAGGATGGGAAACAGTAGCACTTAATGCTCAGAATTTTGTAGATACTCCTAGAGTTATCTGTTCTGAGGTTAATCAAAATAATAAGTTAACTGCTCTTCCGGGTAGTAAATCATTCCAATTGAGTATTCAATTAGCGTCTAGTGATACGAAAATATCACCTATAATTGACACTCAAAGAATTAATACTATTTTAACTTCAAGTAGAGTTAATAGTATAATTGATGACTATGCTACTGATAAGAGAGGAAATTCTGCAACTAATGACCCCACTGCAATGCAGTATATTTCTAAAGAAATTACACTTGAGAATGCAGCGACTTCTTTACAAGTCACTATAAATGCAAACATGAATCCTTATACAGATATTCGTGCTTTCTATGCAATAAGTGAATCAGATAATTTTGATCCCGTATTTACTCCTTTCCCTGGATATGATAATTTAAATGATAGAGGAGAAATGATTAAGTTAGAGGATAGTAGTGGTCGTTCTGATGCATATGTTCCTTTACCAGAGAATGCTGCTAGTGAGGACGATTTGTGGTCTGAGCATACCTTTAGTTCAAAAGAATTGCCAACCTTTAGGTCTTATAGGATCAAGTTTGTAATGACTTCAACCAGTCAGGTATATGCACCTTCAGCTAAAGATTTAAGAGTAATAGCACTCGCTTAATTATGGAATATATTAAAGTAAAGGATCACTCAAATTTAGTGAGAGATCCTAAAACGCAAAGCATCATAAACACCAACAAATCTGGTTATGATGAATATATTGCGCGACGTGATTCTGCTAAGCAATCTGACCAAAAATCTCAAAATATGGAAGAAGATCTTGCCAATTTAAAAGGTGAGATTGGTGAAATTAAGGATTTATTGCACCAGCTCGTCCAGTCTAAATATCAATAAAGGAAATTGTGTAAATGGCACAACCATCTACAAGAACAGAATTAATTGATTATTGCAAGAGGCAATTGGGTGCTCCTGTTTTAGAGATCAATGTTGCTGATGAACAACTTGATGATTTGACTGATGATGCCATTCAGTTTTTTCAGGAAAGGCATTTTGATGGTGTTTATCAGACATTTTATAAGTATCAAGTAACGCAAGATGATATTGATAGAGGAAGAGCAAATGGTGGAAGTAATGGTAAGATAGGAATATCGACAATTACTGCAGACGCTACAATCGTAGGTTCTGCTACGACACAATTCAATTGGGAAGAAAATAGCAATTTCTTACAAATTCCACCAAATGTAATAGGAGTTACTAAACTATTCCATTTTGATGGATCTAACACTCTGACTAATAATATGTTTAGTGTGAAGTATCAGTTGTTCTTAAATGATGTCTATTATTGGGGATCTACTGAACTTTTATCCTATGCTATGGTTAAGACATATCTTGAAGATTTAGATTTCTTATTATCTACACAGAAGCAGATTAGATTTAATAAAAGACAAGACAGACTTTATCTTGATATTGATTGGGGTAATCTAACCGTTGGTGATTATCTAATCATTGATTGCTATTCCGTATTAGATCCAAGCGATTATGCTAGAGTATGGAATGATTCGTTTATAAAACCATACTTAACCGCATTGATTAAGAAGCAATGGGGTCAAAATATGATGAAATTCCAAGGAGTAAAACTTCCTGGTGGTGTGGAATTGAATGGAAGACAAATGTATGATGATGCACAGAGAGATTTAGATATTATTAGAGAAAGAATGTCCAATACTTATGAACTACCTCCTCTTGATATGATAGGTTAAGGTAATGGTATTAAATTCATTTTTCTTACAAGGGTCATCTGGAGAGCAGAATCTAGTTCAGGATCTAATCAATGAACAGTTGAGGATGTATGGTGTTGAAGTGCATTATCTTCCAAGAAAATATATAACAGAAAAAACAATAATTAGAGAAGTTATAGAATCCAAATTTGATGAAGCACTTCCTATAGAAGCATATATTGAAAATAATGAAGGATATGGAGACCAAACTACAATACTATCAAAATTTGGTATTCAAGCTCTTAATGAAATAACATTAACAATATCTAAAGAAAGGTTTGAAACTTATATATCTCCACTTCTAAAAGGAGATAATAATGTTAAAGTATATACTAGACCTTCTGAAGGAGATTTAATTTATTTTCCTTTTGGTGATAGATTGTTTGAAATTAAGTTTGTTGAACATGAACAACCATTCTATCAACTTAAAAAGACTTATGTCTACACTTTAAAATGTGAACTTTATAGGTATGAAACTGGAGAAATTATTGATACTGATATTACAGAAATTGATGATATCTTTACTGGAGATGATGCATCTGCAATAGGATTGAGTGGAACACAAACATTGACTATGGTTGGTGTTGGAACACAAGCAGCGGCAACTGTTGGATATGTTGTTGATGGAGCAATTACAAATATCACAGTAACTAATCGTGGTGGTGGATATAAGTATACTCCTCAAGTGGGAATATCTTCTGCCCCAGCTGGAGGTATTAGTGGTATTGGTACTGCGACTATGATTGGTGGAATTGTTGCTTGCGATAAGAATGTTGATCCTCTACGCAAATCTGTACAAAGTGTTGAACTAATTAATCCTGGTTATGGATATACTGTAGTTCCTGGAGTGAGATTTATTCCACATTCTACTGGTGGAGGAGGTGCAGCTGCTACAGCAACAATTGGTGATGGCGTAATTGGTATTGTTACTATAACCAATGGTGGTAGTGGATATAGTACCGCAACTAAACCATTAGTAAGTTTTAGTGGTACTTCTACAGTATCTGCTGCAGCAACAGTTGTTGTTAGTACTGCAGGAACAATTAGTCAAATCCGTATAACAAACGCTGGAATTGGATATACAGCACCACCTACGATTACATTAACTAATCCAGGTACAACAGGAACTGGAACTTATTCATTGAATGAAGTAATAACTGGTCAGACTTCTGGTATTACGGCAAGAGTTGTTAAGTGGACTGCAGATACAAGATCATTGGATATTTATGATCAGACTGGTAATTTTTATATTGGTGAATCAATTGTTGGAGCAGCATCTTCGGCAAGTTATATATTACTTACTAAGGATTATATCGAAAGTAGTGGATTTGGTGATAATGATACAATGGAAACCGAGGCAGATTCTATAATGGACTTTAGCGAAGGTAATCCTTTTGGCACACCATAAGACCTAAATAATAGTTAAAGTAAAGAATTGAAAGATGTTTGAACATTTTTATCACGAAATTTTTAGAAGGACCATTATATCTTTCGGTTCTTTGTTTAATGATATGCTTATAAAGCAAGAGAACTCTTCTGAAGAAGTAGTAAATCAGTTTAGAGTTCCTTTGTCTTATGGACCAACGCAAAAGTTTTTAGCAAGACTTACTCAATCTCCAGATTTAAATAAGTCTGTTGCTATGACATTGCCAAGAATGTCATTTGAATTTACTGGGTTACAATACGATCCTTCAAGGAAAGTTACTCAAACTCAAAAATTTTCAAAAGCATTGAGTTCTGATAAGAAATCGACTCAAAAAGCATATATGCCAGTTCCTTATAATATGAATTTTGAGTTGGCAATTATGACAAAGTTAAATGATGATATGCTTCAGATTGTTGAGCAGATTCTTCCATATTTTCAACCATCTTACAATTTAACAGTTAACTTAGTAGAAACGATAGGAGAGAAGAGAGATATACCTGTTGTTCTTGAAAGTATTACCACAAATGATGATTATGAAGGTGATTTTACTACAAGAAGAGCATTAATTTATACTATGAGATTTAGTGCAAAGACATACCTATTCGGACCTGTCAGCAGTGCTTCTTCCGATATCATCACAAAGGCTACTATTGGATATGTTGCTGGTGGTGCTACTGGTGTTCCTGATAGAGATGTTTCATACTCTGTACAGAGAAGGGCACTTAAGAATTATGACGGTACAGTTCTTACAACACTAACTGATGATATTGAGACATCAGATACTATTATTCCAGTTGCTAGTGTTGCTGGAATAACTGATGCCACATATCTTGATCTGGATGGTGAGGAAGTTTATGTGAAATCTATTGGCACTGATAGTATTGTTGTTAATCGTGGTCAAGATGGAACTACTGTTACTACTCACCTAAGAGGTGCAGAAATCAAATCTATTACATCTGCAGATGTTCCTCTTATCCCAGAAGGAGATGATTTTGGATTTGATGGTAGTTTCACTTAGTATGATAAATGAAAATGACAAAACAATTTGATAAACTCAACAAAACATTTAATGTTGAGGATGATAAAGAAGATGCTACTGTAGTTACTGCAGAAGCAATTCCTACAACTATTGAAAGAGAAAAACCTGATAGACTTACTCAGGATGATATTACCAAAGATTATGAATATACAAGAGGCAATCTTTATAGTATAATTGAAAAAGGTCAAGAAGCAATTAATGGTATTCTTGAACTTGCTCAGGAAAGTGAAATGCCTAGAGCATATGAAGTTGCTGGTCAGTTAATTAAGAGTGTTTCTGATGCGACTGATAAACTGATGGACCTTCAGAAAAAGTTGAAAGATGTTAATGAAGAAAAAGAAAGTAAAGGTCCAACGACTGTAAATAATGCATTATTTGTTGGATCAACAGCAGAACTATCAAAATTATTAAAATCAAATAAAGTAGAACAAGAAGAAACTAAATAACTAGAAAAGACAATGACAGTAAAAGCCGGTATTAAGACCGCAGTTCCAGTAATTAATTTAACGATACCTCAAGGTGCTGACTTTGATGAAATTTTTACATATACTAATGATAGCGGCACAGCATTAGATCTTACTGGATATGGAGTAACTGCTGCATTGAGAAAGCATGCTGGGGCAGCTGCATCAACTGGATTTACTTATGTTGGTATTGCTTCTTCCTCTGCTGGTCAAGTTAAAATATCAATGGAATCTTCTACTACAGGTATTGTAACAGAAGGTCGTTATAGGTATGATGTTAAATTAACAACTGCTGATGGTCTTACTACGGTAAGATTAGTCGAAGGAATGGCTCTTGTTACTGCTGGAATATCCTAAGGAGAAATATAAGTGGCATTAAAGAAACCTTCAGAACTTTTTAATAAAAATAAATCCAATCCTTTTGAGGAGATAAAAGAAGAGCATGCTGCTGCACAGATTTCTAATATAGATGATGCATTTGAGTCTTTTCAATTAAATGTAAATCATATTCAATCTTTAAATGATTTTACAAAGACCTTTGGAACTTTCAGTGAGAATGTAGAAAGAATTCAAGATATTTCAGAAGAAATTGTAGATATAAAGGAAGATATTAATTCTCTTGTGAAGAAAGAGGATTTAGATGATGCTATGGTATCGCAACTACTTTATGTTAAAGATACTATTGCTAAAGTAGAAGAAGGTATTGAGACTTTAAATACAAAGTCAATTTATAAGATTAAAAATGATTTCTCATCTTTATCTGAGAAAGTTAATACCTTTATAAATGTAGAGACTCCAAAATATA